GGGAAGTCCCATACCTTCGCCGAGCTGCTGATCGAGGCGCACATCATGGATCAGACGTCTCGCAGCGTCTGCGTGCGCGAGGTGCAGAAGTCACTGGCGCAGTCCGTCAAACGCCTGCTTGAACTCAAGATCGAGCAGATGAATGCGGGCGCTTACTTCGAGGTGCAGGAATCCGTCATCAAGTCCAAGCGCGGCGACGGGCTGATCATCTTCCAGGGCATGCAGAACCACACGGCCGACTCAATCAAGTCTCTCGAGGGCTACGACCGAGCCTGGGTGGAAGAGGCGCAGAGCCTGAGCCAGCGCAGCCTGGACCTGCTGCGGCCGACCATCCGCAAGCCAGGCTCGGAACTGTGGTTCACCTGGAACCCAAGCCAGGCCAGCGACCCCGTGGACGCGCTGCTGCGAGGCGACAAGCCTCCGCCTGATGCCGTCGTGCTCGAGGTCAACTTCGACAACAACCCGTGGTTTCCTGACGTGCTGCGCCAGGAGATGGAGTACGACAGAGGCCGCGACCCGGACAAGTATGCGCACGTCTGGCGTGGCGGCTACTTGGCCAACTCCGAGGCCCGCGTGTTCAGGAACTGGCGCGTCGAGGAGTTTGATGCACCCAAGGACGCCATCCACCGCCTCGGCGCTGACTGGGGCTTTGCATCCGATCCAACCGTGCTCGTGCGCTGCCACATCGTCGGCCGGACCCTGTACATCGACCACGAGGCCTACATGGTCGGCTGCGAGATCACCAACACGCCCGATCTGTTCATGCAGGTGCCAGAGGCCGAGAAGTGGCCGATGGTGGCCGACTCGTCCAGGCCCGAGACGATCAGCCACATGCGGCGTCACGGCTTCCCGAAGATCATGAGCGCCGTCAAAGGCCCGAAGTCAGTCGAGGAAGGCATCGAGTGGCTGAAATCGCACGACATCGTTGTCCATCCGCGTTGCCAGCACACCATCGACGAACTGACGTTTTACAGCTACAAAACCGATCCGCTCACCGGAAAGGTATTGCCAATCCTGCAAGACAAGGATAATCACGTCATTGACGCCTTGCGCTACGCCTGCGAAGGCACCCGGCGCGCGGCATCCGTGACGCGCAGCATCGATTTCAAGCCCGTGCCCACGATGCACAAGTGGAGATGACATGGCCAGACCAAGTAAAGAGCAACGCCTGAACGACGTCCATCAGGAGGCGCTCAAGCAGTTTGACAACATCCAGACTGCCCTGCGCGATGAGCGGCTGCAATGCCTGCAAGATCGGCGGTTCTACTCCCTGGCCGGTGCGCAGTGGGAAGGCCCGCTGTGGTATCAGTACGAGAACAAGCCGCGCATGGAGGTCAACAAGATTGCCCTGGCCGTGCTGCGCATCATCAACGAGTATCGAAACAACCGCGTGACCGTTGACTTCGTGCCGAAGGCGGGCAAGGAGGACATGGAGTCCGACAAGCTGGCCGACGCATGCGACGCGCTGTACCGGGCCGACGAGCAGGACAGCGTGGCCGACGAGGCGTACGACAACGCTTTTGAGGAGGCAGTGGGCGGCGGCTTTGGCGCGTGGCGCCTGCGAGCCGAGTACGAGGACGAGGAAGACCCGGACAACGAGTACCAGCGCATTCGCATTGAGCCGATCTTCGACGCGGACAGCAGCGTCTACTTCGACCTGAACGCCAAGCGGCAGGACAAGTCCGACGCCAGGTTCGCTTACATCGTCTACAGCATCACGCGCAGCGCCTACGTCGAGCAATACGGCGACGACCCGAGCGATTGGCCCAAGATCGTCCACCAGTACGAGTTCGACTGGCAGACACCCGACGTCGTGTTCGTGGCCGAGTATTACAAGGTCGAGGACGTCAACGAGAAGATCCGCATCTTCCAGGCCATCGACGGCACCGAGGAGCGCTACAGCCAGCGCGATTTCGAGGCCGACGAGACGCTGGAAGACACGCTCGCAGCCATCGGCAGCGTCGAGGTTCGTCAGCGCACCGTCAAGCGCAAGCGGGTTCGCAAGTACCTGATGAGCGGCGGCCGCATCCTTGAAGATGCTGGCTACATCGCAGGCAACTGCATTCCCATCGTGCCGACGTACGGCAAGCGCTGGTTCGTTGACAACATCGAGCGCTGCATGGGACATGTGCGCCTGGCCAAAGACCCGCAGCGGCTGAAGAACATGCAGCTTTCCAAGCTCGCCGAGATCAGCGCGCTGTCCTCGGTTGAGAAGCCGATCCTGACGCCTGAGCAGGTGGCTGGCCACCAGATGATGTGGGCCGAGGACAACATCAAGGACTATCCGTACCTGCTGATCAACCCGATCACCGGGGCAGACGGAAGCACGCAAGTCGCTGGGCCTTTGGCGTACACCAAGTCCGCAGCCGTGCCGCCTGCATTGGCTGGTCTGTTGCAGATCACCGAGCAGGACATGCAGGAGATCCTCGGGTCGTCCCAGCAGGCCGACAAGATGGTCTCCAACATCTCCGGCAAGGCCGTCGAGATGATCCAGCAGCGGCTGGATATGCAGTCGTTCATCTACATGAGCAATTTCGCCAAGGCCATGAAGCGCTCGGGCGAGATCTGGCTGTCGATGGCCCGCGACATCTACGTCGAGGAAGGCCGCGCGATGAAGGGCCTTGATGAGGAAAGCACCCCGACGCAGATCAAGCTGATGGAGCCCATCGTTGACGAGACGGGTGCCGTGCGCATGCGCAACGATCTGTCAGCAGCCAAGCTCGATGTCGTCTCCGAGGTTGGCCCGTCGTCCAGCAGCAAGCGCGCGGCCACTGTGCGAGCACTGACCGGCATGATGGCCATCACGCAAGACCCGCAGACGCAGCAGGTGCTGACCGCAATGGCCATGATGAACATGGAAGGCGAAGGCATCAGCGATGTGCGTGCCTACTTCCGAAATCAGCTTGTGCGCATGGGCGTGGTTAAGCCGACCGACGAGGAAGCGCAGCAACTGACCATCGAACTGCAAGGCCAGCAGCAAGACCCGAATGCCGTGTTCCTCCAGGCCGCTGCCGAAGAAGCCATCGCCAAGGCCCAGCGCGCACGGGCTGACGTCATCAAGACGGTGGCTGATGCTGAGTTGTCGCAGGCCAAGACGGTGGAGACGCTGGCCAAGGTGGATAGCACACAAGTCAAAGACACATTGGCGGTGCTTGACACCGTTACAGCACAGCGCAACCCGGAAACACCTCCGCGACCTGTGCTCTGAATCCGCCGGATGACCGGCAACGGCCACCGCGCAGCCGTCAATGCGTGAGATGAAGGTGAACCATGCCACCAGAGATTGAAGTCACACAACCCGACGGCTCCAGCGAGACCCCTGCACTCGACGAACTGGAGAGCCAGCAACCTGACGAGGAACTGACCGAGGAGCCAGAAGCAACACCAGAGGCCGAGGCAGAAGCCGAGCCTGAAGAGGTGGTCGTCACCATCGGTGACGAGGCACCGGCCGAGGAGCCAGAGCGAGCACCCGAATGGGTGCGTGAGCTTCGCAAGAGCCACCGCGAGCTACAGCGCAAGGTGCGCGAGTACGAGGAGCAGTCGGCCAGGGTCACTGCGCCATCCGCCGTCCCAACGCTCGGCGCCAAGCCCAAGCTGGAAGACCACGACTACGACACCGACAAGTACGAGACCGCGCTGGAAGCGTGGTATCGGCAGAAGGACGCGGTGGAAGCGGCCAAGCGTCAAGCTGAGGCCCAGGCCGAGGCGCAGCGCAAAGCCTGGCAGGACAAGCTGGACGGCTACGCCAAGGCCAAAGCCGACCTGCGAGTCAAGGACTACGACGATTCTGAATTCGTAGTACAAGAAGCATTAAGTACAGTGCAGCAAGGTGTTATCCTGCAAGGTGCTACTGATCCTGCCTTAGTTGTATACGCGCTAGGACGCAACCCAAAAAAGTTAAAAGAGTTTGCAGAGATTACTGACCCAGTGCGTTATGCATTCGCTCTAGCAAAATTTGAGGCCAACCTAAAGGTGAATCCTGTGAAACGACCGCCTGCGCCAGAAAAAACTATCGGTTCCGGCAGCGCACCTATTAGCGGAGCAATTGATTCAACCCTTGATAGGCTCCGAGCAGAAGCTGAACGAACTGGCGATATGACAAAAGTTATACGCTATCGTCAGCAACTGCGCGAAAAACAGGCTGCTAGGCGCTAAATTGTGCAGCCCGAATGAAGCCTGCGTTTTGCCTCAATGTAGGCAGCGTGGGCTTCTTTTGGCGTAGCAAATAAGCCCAAGTAGTGGTTTTTACCCACAACACTTATTTTAGCTTCCCACCGGTTGCCTTTTTTATTTACGCCCAGCAATCCGCATTTATTATCTAATCTTGCTATGCGTTGGTTTTGCATGTTGACAGAACCGGAAACGTCACGCAAGTTTTCCAGCTGGTTGTTATCACGAATGCCGTTTATATGGTCAATTTGATTTGCTGGCCACACATTGTTGACGTATAGCCACGCAAGTCTGTGCGCTAAATAGAGTCTCCCGTCAATTCGTATCTGTATGTGGCCGCATGTATTGTGTGTGCCCGCAGATTTACCCACGCGGCCGCGCGGGCCTGTACGCAGTTTCCAGACAAACACGCCCGTGTCGGGGTTGTAATCCAGCACCTCGCGGAGGCGCTCAGCAGTTAGAATGGTTGCAGCCATGTGATGCCCTTTCATGGTCAGAGGCCCGGAAGCGTTGCTGCGCTGTCCGGGCTTCGTCATTCTACCGCTTGCACAATGGTTTCGATGTGCTATATTCCGCCCCATCTGGATTCGCCCACCCTACGGGCAGTGAACAAAACGCAAGCGGCCGGCCGGCTTTGATTGGCTGAGTAGTAGCAAGATACCCCCAGTCAATCCGCTGCTGAAAGTCAGCAGCAAACTTTAAAAGGTAGTCAAAATGGCAAACGCGTTTTCCAAGGAAGAAAGGGTCGCATTCGAGGACCTGCTCGCCGGTTTCCAAGACG